CATAACAGTTCGCCATTGCCCGCAAGTGTAGCGTTTTCAAATGCGCTTTCCATCTGGATTCTTAACTGTGCCATAAGGTTGATAAGTTCGGGTGAACCTTCTATAATGGCTTGTTTAATAGCATCCATTGTACCCTGTACTTCTTCGGGTACTTTTCCTTCTTCCAGACCTGCAAAGGAATTATTGATACTGTTAAACATATCGTTCATATCACGCTTTGTAACAGTATGTCCGTCCTGTATCTTCTTGTCTACATTAGACATTGTGTTTTTAACAGCGTTAGGAAGTTTAGGAGAATTAATGGTTTTTGCAATCTCATCGTTAGCATCTTTCACATCCTTGTTAGCATCAGTAAGGTTTTCATTTACTGCGCTTTCAAGTTCGCCTGTATAATATGCTATTGTTTCTTGCAAATCTCTATAGTCAGCCGCTATAATATCAAGTTCTTCTTTTGCTACATCCCTGTTAGCCTTTAACTGTCTAACGTTCTTACGCCCTAATTTGTCTACGGCTTGAAGCAGATTGTAGTAATCTTCATAGTAATTTTCGTTGTATTTTGTTTGGTTATATAACGCATCCTCAAATGATGCCCCGGCTTCAAGTTCCTTAATAGTTTCCCAAGAAAGACCAAGATTATTAAGCTGTACTGTGTAATCAGCGTATTCTTTTGCAGCTTCGTCATATGAATTTTGCAGTTGTTCAAGTTCTGGCTTTACTTCATACTGACGTGTTGTAACTTCGGTAAGAATATCCTTGATAGAATCCATTTTAATCTGATATTTCTGTGATTCTATAAGTTTATCAAGTTCTTCTCTTGTACCCTTGTATGCACCTGATACTTTATCTATCTGATCAGCTAATTCCGGCATAACCTTTATCAGTTCGTCAGAATAGTATTTTAGTAAGTTCTTTTCACCATCGGTAAGCTTGTCATAATTAAGTGACAGGTTATAAACCTTATCAGCTAAATCGTCTATCTGCAAGAACTGTGTATCAATCTCACCCTGTTTAAGATTTATGTTGGTAATTACATCTATTGTATTTAAGTGGGAATCTTCTACCCATTCATATTGCTGTCTTGCAAGTTCTTCTTCGATGTTCTTTTCGGGTTTAGTTAAATCCGCTGCAATAAGGTTTACAGCCAATGCAATGCCGGATGTAACGGCAAATCCTAAAGGTCCAAGTGATAAGCCAACAGCCGACATAACGGATGTAAAACCTGCGCCAACAAGTAAACTTGATATAGCACTTTTAGCAAGGCTTTGGAAACTGAAATCAGCGTAAGCACTTGCCTTAATATCCTTGATATTATCAATCGTCATACTAACGCCTAATCCGATTGATATAGCACCAAGACCTGCTTTTGCAAGGGCAGCTTTTGTGATTCCCTTTTTCTTTAAAGTTGTCGCTATTTTCTTTGCAAGGATGCCTGTTACTGTTTCACCAATGCCTGTGAATTTCAAGAGTGCAAATGCTGTAATCAATGCCGTTTCAAACGGTGCTACACTAAATGCACCCGTCCAAGTGTCAAATGCCGCCTGTATAGCTTCCCAAACTAAACGTGCTATGCTTGCAAGGATTTCGCCCCACTTAATGCCTTCAAAGAAATCACCGATTTTCTTTCCTAATGCGCTCCAATCAACAGCATCGATAGCGTCACTAAAGAAATTGAATATTGATATAACAAGGTCTGAAATGTCGCTACCTGCCTGAAAGAAATCGCCCACATGGAAATCTTGAACTATCTTTTTAATCGGTTCAAGTGCAAAGCCTATCTTTTCGGCTATTTCCTGTGCTTTACTCTGCATCTGTGCAAATGCCTGATCCCAAACACGCTCATATTCAGCCGTAGCAGCTACAATCTGTTCGGTTAAGTCTATCTGGTCTGATAAACCGCTTCCTGCCTTACTATTGTCACCACCGATAACCTTTAACTCGTCAAAATCACGGATTCCCTTTTTGGTTTCCTTCATTGCCTTGTTAAGATCGTCAACAGCTTCGGTATCTTCTTCCATTGTGTCGGAGAAACCTTTGCCAAATTCGTCAAGCGTCAATTCGATGCCTAACAAACCTGCTATGTCAACAAGAAGGTTTTTAAAGGCTATTGACAAGCCATTAATCCACGGCAATACTCTCTGCATTATAGGGATGAACAACTGACCGAGTACAGTTCCTAATTCAGCAAAGTTGTTTTTCAACATTCTTAACTGATTAGCCGGAGAATTGATTGTATTAGCCAAATCGCCCCATGCAACCTTGCTCTGATCCAGAATAGCAAGCAAACGCAACTGTGCTTTTTCAGCCTGTGTCATTTCTGATACAGCTTTTTCGACACCGTTTGCATAAGCATACTGTTCAAGTGTGGCAGCCGTTAAATCAATACCATACTTGTATAATGCCCTTGCCTGTCCTGTTAATGCTGATTGTAAGTTGGCAGAAACCTGTTCATAATCAACATTACGAAGTGAACCCATATCAGCAGCCAACATACTAAATGCTTTAGCTGTAGCTGTGGAAACTTCCTGTGCCTGTCCCATAGCATTTGTAATACTTGCTATAGATGCCTGATATTGAGTTATTTCTGTGAGATTTAAGCCAAGATTTTTAGCATTAGTAGTCTTGATAAGCCTATCTTCAAGATCAAGTTCAAGTCCTGACATTTGCTTCATCTTACGCTTCATTTCAGAAGTAAAAGCTTCGGCGTATTCATCAGCACTACCAATACCTGCTTTATGGAATGTATCTGTACCTATCTTTTCCGCTACTACATCAAAGTAGTTGTAAGCTTCAAGATAATCGGCAGCATCAGTAAAGGCTTTCTTTAAGCCCGAAGCTGCCCTCATAGCTATCCAGAACTGTGCATAAACCTTGCCAATAGCACTTGCAAGATTAAAGGACTTCTTTGTAGCCCTTGTAGCAGCACTTCCGTAACGATCAAGTGATGTACCGATAGAGTTAGCTGCTGTACCTATCTTGCTACCTGACGAAGCCAGATTAGCAAGGCTGTTAGTAAATTCTATTACGCTTTTATTTACTTCCGGCAAGGATGAAAACGTTAAGAATAAATGCGATAATGCTTTTTCAAGCTGTGGTATGTTTACAATGGCAGTAGTTATACTCTTTCCACCTAACTTACCTATTGCCAGAATAAGCTGTTTAAGGCTATCTGTGATAGAAAATACGCCTGTCAGATTGCCTAAAGATGTTCTTAATGTATTAAGTGAAACTGAAAGGCTATCTAACCCTGCTGTATTAACTGCTGTAAGGGCAGTTATGTTATTTGCTATTCTGGAATAATCCCACTTTGACGTAGAACCATTCATGTTAATTATAGCTGCATTAAGATATGTCAAGCCTGTTGCAAGGTCATGTAACTTGCCTGTTTCAATCTTTGCTATACTTACAGACAGGGAATCAAGCCTTTGTGCTAATTTGCCAATGGCTGTAAACGCCTGTTGAGATTCGGTGTTAATTTGTAGGGTTAAGGTTTCCAAATCAGCCATTGTAGTATTCCTCCGTTTATTGATGCTCCCGTTGCCAATTTTTAGCCCATGTATCAAGCGTTGCGAAGAGTAACTTGTTATTATCTTTTAATGCACGTTTGTTAGCTTCTTCTTCCGATTCTAATTTGCGCATAAAAGGTTCTTTAACATATTCAGAACGTGCCTTATGTCCGGCAAGGTTATGCTCAACCGCTACCGCTACGGCATTTTCTATATACATTCCTAATTCCCAATTACTCTGATCATCTAAACGCTTGCGGATTTTCTGTGCTTCAAACACATACTCAACCTCACAAGGGCAAGCTTCCATGACTTCTTGTTTTGTTAAGCCAAGTGCTACATACATCGGAAGCAGTTTTTTATAGAAAATCTCTGTGTACGTCAGACTTTCTTCTGATTCTTCTTCGCTCTCGCTGTAATCGTCTGAATCGCCTTCTCCGATTGCTTGAGAAGATCGCCGAAAAAACCCTCTGCTAATAACTCCTGCGCAACCAAACCAAATATAGACATAAGTCCGTGGTTTTCATCATCTGTACCTTCATCAAGGTAATCATCAAGAAGATTGCCTACAACTTCAAGTGAAGCTACCGGGTTAAACTTCTTGAAACCTTCAAACAGGAGTTCTCTTGTCACCTGAAACATTTTACGGGTAAAGTTCATGTCTTTCTGTACTTCCTTATCCTGTAAGATACCCATAATGTCCGATGTGCGATCAAGTAAGTCTGTGTCACAAAAACTGTTATATCCAAATTTAATCTTGTATTCTTTGTCTTTGATTTTTAATGTTGTCATATTATTTTTACCTTCCCTTCCAACATACAAACTAAAAAATGATAAAAAAAAGGAAGGGGCAGGTTTCCCCGCCCTTCCCAATGTCAAGGGGTGTCTATGAAGCAAAGCTGTCTATCAGCTTAATGCAACCTTTGTATCCATTCCCTTCGGGTCTACAATGACAAGAGGGAACTCAACTGTCATAAGACCATTCTGTGCCATTTCAGGCATAGGTATTGCTTCGGGGGGCTGTGCCACTACGAAGAAAGCCTTTGTAAGGTTAGGTGCGATAACCTCAAACCACATATTAAGTCCAGAAGCCTTTGCAGTCTGGTATGCTGAAATAAGGTTAGTCCACTCTGTTTCAGTTTCATCTGTGAAGTTTACAGTTATCGTCCATGTACCACCTGTTTCACCACGTCCTGCTACTGTCTTTGTAACGTAATCCTCTAATGCGGATGCGTCTATAGTAGCGGGGTTAACTGTGATTCCACCAATGTTGTTAATACGATGAAGCCGTAAGAAAGTAGAGGGCTTAACACCTGCGTAACCTGTAGTTTCAACGCCGTAGCCCATAGTAACACCGAGGGTACTTAAACCCATAATCGTTGCTTCTGCCATGATTTTAAACTCCTTTCAAGGATTTATAAATTGATTTCTTCATTTCCGCCGATCACTCTTCTAAAGCGGGAAATCGAAGTATATGTATCATTTGTTTCTCTTGTGAACTCGCCCCTTGTAACCATGTTAAACCGAAGTTTCTTGAAATTATCGGTAACAGCACTCTGGACTTTACGAAGTCCGCTTAATCCCTGTTCCTTGCTCATTATGATATGTACTTCAAATGTCGCAAGCATGGCATTAACAGTTGTATTGTCAAGGTCACTCCCCATTTCAGGGCTATCCAACATCTGAATATATACCGTAGGGAACGAAGGTTCATCATTAAGTTTCTGCTGTTGAGTAACATTCAACTTCGGATAGGTACTTAATAACGCTGTATTTAATCTGGTCTTAACGATTGTAAAGATTTTGCTTTCAATCGTATAAACCCAATCATTACTATCAGCCATTGCCAAATACCTCCCTTGCTGTTCGTTCTACTTGTGTAATAATCTCAATTACTGCATTGTGCATCGGTCTTGTAGGTGTAACACCACTTGTAACGTGCCATTGCCAATTCAAATCCATGTAAGCCCATGAACCTTGAAAAGCGTGTGTCTGTTCTGGAAACGAACCTCTACCAATTTTAGTTCCATCGGATAAAGTATTTGTCCTATTTCCGTCAGAACCTTCCCAGACAACCGCATGACTACCCGAACCAAACTCTGACATAAGTAATGGACTAACATACGCCCAAACGTGCATCCCGTAATATAGCCATTCTGACAAAATCTGTTGAGTTTCCCTTGCAACTATTGTTGTGGTGTTATCAGATTCTTCCTTGATAAAAGCTATGTACTGACCAAACACCTGATTGACATTTGACATGGCAACCTGTATTCCCTTATCCGCAAGCCTATTTCTGAAATCCTGTATATTGTTACGGAATCCAACTTCAAAGCTTCGCAAATCGTCAGCCATTTGCTTTAATGATTGAGAAGTAAATCTTGCCTTTAATCTCACGATCTCACCCTCTTTTTAAGGATAGCCTTTAGAGTATTAAGGCTTTTCTTGACCGCAATAACTGAAAAATCAGCAGTATTGCCATCATTTGTACTAAAGGGCGGTTCATTTGAGAACCAAATAAGGCTTGTTTCCGTTATCGGAAGTGTTAAGTCATTTGTTACCACAACAGCATCATAAGCAGTTCTATCTACACCAAACTCAACATCAGTGCTTTCATTCCCGGTAAAGGAAATGTTAGCCATAAACGGTACAGGTGATTCATAGCTTTGTACGAAATCGCCATCATCGATGTAAACTTCTTTTCCATCTACAGTAATCTTTCCCGTTTCTGTTGCTGCCATTCTTGCTATCGCAAGGGCATAGTATAAAGTCTGTTTATTTCTGTTCAAGCAACGCATACCCTCACGCTCCTTCTAACTTGTCAAGCCTTTGTAAAATATGTTTCATTTCAGTTTGCAGTTTAACCTGTTCGGTCTTGATTTCATCGTAGTTCTTCCGCATATCACGGATTTCCTTCTTGATCTCTTCCGCAAACTTCTCAAAATTATTGCTTAAAGCGTCTATTTTCTCTTCAAGCCTTGTAAGCTTTTCGGTACGGCTTTCCACTTCGCTATCGTCAGCCCTCTTCTTGCTCTTTATGCCGAAAAAGACCGCTGCGGAAACGGAAATAACCGAAATAAGCGTAGAAAGTGCTATCGTAATGTCCGGCATACCGTCACCCCCTTAAAGGATTTTGACGAATGGATGAACGTCCGACAGAATCTTATCTCGCTCTGTCCAACTTCTGTTTATGGAATTTTCAGAATGTTGGGATTGCCCCTCTGCCCCCATCTGGTTGTAATCATATAAAGCAAGGCGGGTTATGGTTGAGTAGTATCTTACTCCAAGTTCATTAAGGATTTTAGCATCCGTATAATGCGAATTTCCATATTCCCGCCTTCCCATTACATCCAGAATGGCTACTTTGACTTTGGCATTAAGGGCTACGGAATTGAAGTTATCTTCGCTGTTAAGCTGTGAACTCAAATCCTGTACTATTTGTTCCTGTAATCCCGTAATGTCAACCATCGTCATTCTCCTTTTGCTTATTTCCCCTTTGTAGATTTAGCCTTTGCTGTGGTTTTCTTCTCGACAGGCTTTTCAGCCTTCTTTTCAACCTCAACAGGCTTTTCTTCTACTACGGGTTCTGCTTTTATGGGTTTAACCTCTGTCTGGGTTTCCTCAATGGGAACTTCCTCGCCGGGGTAATACTTTCTGCCGTTGTATTTTACAGTGTATTCATATTTAGCCATGACTACACTCCTTTCCGGCATTAGTAAGCCTTGATAACGTAGGTTTCATCCATTCTCTCGTATGAAGGAAGAACGATCTCGGAAACAGTAGTCTTTGTATGAACGGGGTCGCTTGTGGTAGTAACTGTTACAGCGATACCTGTGTTAACAAGTGCTGTATCATAGTTAGGATCACCCATAAGTGTACGCTCGTCAGGTGTAGTACCAAACCAAGTATTTCCAAGTGCGCCATCAGGGATAAGTGCGCAATATCCATCAGCAAAGAACTTCTGGGTTACGCCGGATTCATTCTTGTACTGCTTTGTATAAACGATAATGGTTACACCAAGTTCGGTAAGGAACAGTTCCTTAACCTTTGCATCAGTGATCATTACGTTAGCAGTAACGTTCTGTGCAAGAATATAGTTCTTAACGGAAGGACAAGCCTTAACCTTATTAAAGGTATCTCTTGACATGATAGCGATTGAAGGTCTTGTGCCTGTAAGTGCTTCAACAGCGTCCTGTGCATCCTGAATATCCTTTACAGGATCAGCGGTAGAAGTAAGTGCTGCTGTGTCCCATTTAGCTGTGCTTTCAAGTGCTTCAAAGTTATTGCTTGCGTAGGTATTGCCTACGTCATAGTTGTAAGTGTATGTAGCACCGTTAGCAGAAATGCTGATTTTAGGGTGTCCGTCAGAAGGTGTAAGAAGCTGCATGATCATTCTTTCAGGAACAACCTTTGCACCATCTACAAGGGTCTTTGCATCATCAAAGATGCGGTTAAGAACTTCCTGTGCGTAAGGATCAGATGATTCCTTAACACGAAGGATCTCCTGCTCGTCTACTTCCTTAACAATCATACTCTCCTTGAAGAAAGCCATCTCGGTTTCCTCGATCTTGATACCCTCACGGCTACGGATGGTAGATACGGTATCAAATGCCGAAGGAGCGAGTGATACAGGAAGTCCTTTTGAAGTCTTGATCCACTTTAAGTCAAGACCCATCTTCTTCTTTGCGGGGAAAAGTGCCTCGCCAAGATAAGGAATTTTATTACTTGCTGCTTCTGTGTAAGCAAGTGCTACAGCTTTAGCTGAATAAGCATCTCTTAATCTCATTTTTATGTCCTCTCTTTCTCAAATTATTCAAAAATGATAAGGGGTAAAGCAGCCTTAACGTACTCGGTGATAACGCTTACAGTACTTTCAACAGGGCAATTAGCGGTATTAACTACTGCAAATGCCTTGATAAGTGAACCGTTAGGGTTGTCAACATAAACATCGTTAAGAAGGATGCCTACAGCGTCACTTGTAGTAACTCCGCCGTACTCGGTATCTTCTGCTACTTCGCCATCAGCGTTGATGGGTGTACCTGCGGGAATAACATCAGTGTAAGCGAACTCTGTGCTTGCGATTGTTACAGGTACAAGGTACTCACCGCCCAATTTTCTTTTGAGAATTTCAGGGGTCATAGCAACTGCATTTTCTGAAAATTTCATAACAGTTTTTCCTCTCTTTCGTAAGATTATTTAAGGTATGATGCCAAAGCATCGTTTGAAGCCTTATTGTTAGCTGCTACGCTCTTTGCGTAGTTTTCAGCAAACGTTTCGGCTTCTGTCTTTGTTTCGCCACTGTCATTACCACTACTGCCTGTTCCACCGGGATTTCCGGCTTTCCCTGCAAGTTCGGTTTCCTTTTCTGTGGCGGCTTTCTTCTCTCTTGCGGATATAACCTGCCCAAGAGTTTCAAAATTCAGTTCTCCGTTCTCTCCAAACAGGTTTTTTGCATCGTCACCGACAATGCCAAGTTCGGCTAACTTCTTTTCGGTTTCCATAGCCTTTAAACTCTTTTCAAGTTCGGCTATACGACTATTAGCCTGTTCGGTAAGTTTGTTAGCCTTCTCGACTTCGCTCAAACCCTTGTTGTTGAGTTCGTCTAACTGTGCCTGTAATGCGCTGACTTTCTCGGCTTCTTTGCTCAATCTGTCAGCACGTTCCTTTTCGGTCTTTACAGCCCCGTTGACCTGATTCAAGTAGTTAGTTACGATCTCGTCACTCGGTTCTGCGATTCCGAAAGCTACTAAATTTGCTTTAGCCTGTTCTCTTGTCATGGCTATGTCCTTCCTATCCCTCGGTTTTATACGCTGTTCTCCGTCAGCATTGGGATTTTCCATTTAACGCATGGATGCTTATTTTTTGTATAAAAAAAGCACCTCTATGGGTGCTTGTTTTAACTGTATATTACTGTGCATCGGCAGTTGACTATCTCTTCTGGATAATCAAAAGCCACTTCTTCATCACACGGGAATCGCATTTCGGCATCTCCGACTTGAAATAACTCGTCAATACCTATCGTTGTCCCATCCAAAACAACGTGGGTATCTCTTACTTTGTTATCCCTCATGGTATTCCATGTCTTTTGTGTAAGTCCGCTTTCTATAGCGTCCTGTAAATCATCATAGTTAGCTGAATTATTTGTTTCAGCTTCGGCTATGTTCACGGAACGCCCGATAGATGTGTAAAATTCATTGTCTATGTTCTGCAATGTGTTATCAACTATCGTTTCCGCAAGCCTGTCTATATGCGCTGTATTAGGTATCAGATCATATCTATCGCAAATTCGTATGTACTCATTGCGTATATCGTTAATGTATTTCTCCCGTAAGGCTTCGCCTGTAAGCATTAACAAAAATAAATTGTGGAAGAATTGCTGAAAATCATTCGCTACTCTTATCCGTAACTCAATCTCTTCATCCGGCAAGTCCATTTCGGAAAAATACTGTTCTATTTCTCTTGCGGCTGATAATGCGTCAATTTCTGAACGGATGCGCTTTAATTCATCAAACTGTCTTATCGCCATTTAATATCTTTTCTGCTATCGGTATCTGTCCTTCAAGCCCTTTAGCCTTGATAGCATCATCAAGATACTTTGCATCAAGATAAGGCTTGCTCTGTATATATGTTTTTTCAGCATCCGCCCATAAGCCTGTAACCTTGATAGCAACTAAAGGATGTATGCCTGTCCTTAACAGGATTTCAAGTGCTTCTGCCTTGACAAGCAAGTTATCTGTAGGACTATGAACAAGATGTACGTCAAAGTCTAACTCCGTTAACGGGCAATCAATTTGTGCCTGTCTTAAAAGGCTTAACGCAACCATGTTCAAACGCTTATCAGAAACAGTAACAAATGGGTCTTTCAAGGATGCTCTCTGTCTTGCAAAATCCCATCCGTTTCTCAAACTAACCGCGCCTTGTGTGTCACCTCCGGTATTGCCTTCTCGATTCGGTATAGCAAGTATAGACATGGCGTTTTCCCATAAGTCTTTCTTTGCTATCTGTGTGCCTTCCTGATTCAGTTCGTTAGACATGATTTCAACGTCAGCTTTGTTCTGTCCGTTATTAGACTTAACAACAATCGCCCCGTTTTGCTTCATTGCAAGGTATGAATCTTCGTCAACTTCGCAATTAACAAATTTCATCCACGATTGTACTTTTTGTGCCACGTCATCAGTACGATTGCTTTGAATTTCGTTGATGGCGTCAAGGATAGTGATTATTAACTCGATGTCCGAAAGCCTTGCAGCGTTGTTAGGATATTCAACTACCGGAATACCACCAAAAACATGGGGTCTTTCTGTAATAAGCTTGCTGTTTTTGATAATGTATTCGTTATATTCCGAAAAACACTGATAATAAATCTCGTGGTTTTCGTCTTTAAGCTGCACAACCGCTAACAAAGGTTCTTTAGTCATGCTTGAATATACAATAACCGTATTCATCGGGTCTAAACTAATAAGCCTGTACGGTATCACACCTTTTTTGCGCTGTATAGCCTTATAGCCTGTACCGACAGCAGAAGTATACTCTCCGCACTCAATATCAGCAACAGCCTTATTCGCGTTTCTGTTATATTCGTTAAGGGTATCTACGCCCTTATTGATCTTGTCGTCATTTTTTGTGGCTACGCACTGTACAGGCTCGCCATAAGTCTGTGCGTTCTTGAAGCTGACAATCTCAAAAGCGTGGTTTTCAATAACAGGATTATTAATATCATCCCTAACCGTCTTTGTACGATAGAGTGCAGGCTGATCACCTTTGTAATAGTTATACAGATAGCGGATAGCTACCCTGTTCCAATTCAAAGCAGTTACGCCCTTTGAATAAACATCAAGGATATTCGCAGAAGTGACTTCTTCGTAATCAGCATATGCAATTTTTCTTCCGTATTCACCATGCACAATTTCATTAAACTTCTGTCTGTTCATCTTCTCCCCCTGTTTCGGGCATAAAAAAAGACACCAACACATAGTTGATGCCTTTGCCTACTTGTCCTATCATACCAAATTTAACACATAGGTAGTGAACTTGTCAAGTAGTATTTTCAAAATTTTTTAAAATTTTGCAAATGTTACGTTTGGATTGCTTCTGGGATTTCGCAACTTCGTTAAGTGACATTCCTCTGCAATATCTCTTCACGAATACAGGCTTTGCCTTCTGCGGTACTTTCGCTACGGATAGTATCAGCGATACCCTTGATAGCGTATTGTGATAGTTCATTTCAGCAAGTTCATCTTCTAACTCTATCACTTTCAGCATTATCTTTGCGTTACGATCCTTTGTTCCGCCAACAATCCTTCCACCCTGATTAACATTCATAGGCTTTGTAGTGCTTGTAGCTGCCGTAAGAAGTGTCAATATCCGGTCTTTTATATCTTCTATCGCCTTTTCTTCGTCTGCTACCAAGTAATAATCATCCCTAATACCCATACTGTTTCCTCCTGAATGGATTAAGTACCGCTTCTACCTTCGCATTAGACCATGTGCCTTCCTGATAGTACGCTAAACTTGCCATACTATCAGCCGCATCCTGATGTTTATGCTTTTGGTTAGCTTTGTAGTTGAAACTAAAAAGGTTAGTCATAAACATCGAGTATTCCTTACTTCGACAGGTAGAATCCCTAAAATAATACTCCCGGATAGAACCTGCCTTGTCAAAAATACGCTGTGCCTTACGCTTATCAGTAGGCGCATACTCCGATTTAAGATTGATCTTGTACCCTAACCGTAACAACTCTTCGTTTACTTCATCCTTGTAACCTTCGCCACCCTGATTCGCTTCAAAATAACCGCCTGTTGCCCTATGCTCTATTATTTTCTGTATAACCTTCGGTTTCGTGTATTTCTTCTCCGAATTGTCAAATACTACATCGTCAATATACGTTGAACCATCTTCGTAAACATACGCTATCGGCATAGATAGGTAATCTCCACCGCCTAAAGCTACGTCACACGCAAATATGACTTTTAGTGGTTCTTCCGCCGGGAGTATGCCGTTATAATACTTCATCTCTTCGGTTTTGAATGTTGCCCCTTCTCTTTCTACAGGTTCTTGCATATACTGTGCGTTCCACGATGCAAGATCACCGATATTTTCAAGATTTTCCCTAATCTCCCTGTATTCTTTTGTTGAAAATCCTACGCCATAATCATAGTCAAAGTTGGATTCATCGTTTTCATCCATAGCAGGGATTTTGACTATCTTACAACGTTTATCATAATGCCCTGATTGCACAAATTCATGTCGAGTACAGAATATGTCCTTTATAGACCATAATGTACCGATACATAGCATCTTACAACCCATTTTCCTACGGGATAATACGTTGTTGGCAAAGAATAACTGCTTTTTCTTTAGCAATTCCGGGTTTAGGACTTCGTTTATACCTTCATGGGGATCGTCTACGATAAGCCACCCTTTAGCATCAAACTGTCCGTTTAGTCCGGCTTCCATACCACGCCCCGACAGCGTAGCATACTTTTTACGCCTTCCCATGTTCATCCTGTGGCTCTCGCTATCGGTATGCACGATCTTTTCATTCGGGAAAATCTCTTCGTAACAGTAAGTAGGATCACGGATTAATTCAATAACACCGTCAACAAACGCACCGCCAAGAGTATTAGCGTAAGTAACATACAAGTTCGATATTTCGTCATTGCGTCCGCAATGCCATGCTACGGCAAATGTTACTATCTGCGATTTGCCGATACGGGGAGGACAATGCAGATACAGTTCGTCCAATTTATCATCTTCCAATGCCTGTATATCGTCCACAAAGTCTTTTAATCGTTTCCGGCGTGGTTCATAAAAGCGTTCCTTTCGTGGTCGGTACCGTTCCATGCACAAACAGAAAGCATCGAGATCATATTTAGCCTCCTGTCGGAGAACGTTGTAATACTTTTGGATAATGGTATAACCCTTCTGCTCCGCCTGTGAATGTTCTTCTAACTGCTCAAATGTACCTTTTGCCACACGGGTAATGTAATCCCTTATGACAGCTTTAGCTTTTTCACATACAGAAACGGTAAATTTATCATCTTTATTGCTATCCGCTATCTCTACAGCCATACACATAGCATCTACCAACTGATCATCTGCGCCGTTTAAGCGTTGGTAGTGTTCGTACTCCTTCAATTTCTCCGCTATCTCTTTGTTCGTCATATCTGCTCCTGATTATCGGCATATCTGCTGTCTTTTTCCCAAGCGCCACCCAAAGTAGTAAGTATTTGCGAAATACATATGGTGCAATATTAAGTTTCTTCGCTCCTTTCGCAAGCATAGACCAATCAGGATTGCTCCCGATCCTATTAGTGTCTATTTCAAGGGCTACATCTTCCCACTCACGGACAGTAAATTCAAGATTGCGCCTTCCCTGCATTACTAATCTCCTTTGTATAATATTTACAGGACTTACAATATTCAGTAGGTGTAGGCATATATGCAACCATATTACAATGTTCATTACAACATACATCGTCATACATCCACCTACATTGCGTAGCGTCAGTGATCGTTTCTCTATAACTGCCATCTGGTAATTTTTCTAAATGACGTGCCATTTTATCTCCTTCTCTAATAGCCCTGTAACTAACAGAAATGCCTTAAATTTCGATTTTCAGGGTGCAAGTGGTATATTTATGCCCTTTAGTATTAAAAGCCTGTTTATGGTCAAATTTGATAATGGGCTTTTAAGCGCAAAACCCTTATTATATATAGAGTTATATGTATATCTATATCCTTTTATACTGTAGTAAAGTGAAGTATCATTCCCTATAGCATAGTTATGTACTTTATATCCCTATTCTCTGTAGTAGTGTTATGTGCAGTATTCTCTTTTACAGCAGTATAGTTATGATCAGTATTCTCTTTAACTCCACTGTAAACTTTAATATGGCTATCCTCTATCATAGTGTTTAGAGTTATGCTTAAAGGTTTCTCTTTTGTTTTAACGGTAGGTAAGGGGTTAAGAAGGGCGGTTTGGGCTGTGCCTGTAAACCCCTACGGGGCTTTTATTCAGGATCAAGCCCGGAAGCATAACAGGACGGAAGCAAAAACAAAGCTGTATTAAATTATCACTTGCTTTTCTATGAAAAATTGCGTTAAATCGAGATTTAGCGAAAAGAACAAATTTTCTAATATATCCTATAAACCTTTATTTTATGCGGCTTTTCGCAGTTTTTACTCTTTTTCGGTTATCTCTTCCGGGGCTTTAATTGTAGCAGCTTTTAATTCAATATTGTTTTGTGCGTCAGATACAGACAACTGCAACGGGCTTAAATCAGGCAATTTTTCACATGATCCAGTTTCTATGCGCTGTATCTCCCTATTATTGCGATAATATACCCGTAACAAGCTATTCTCACTATTTAACATGGAAAAATCGTCAAAACTGTTAATATCTGCTATGATATTTTTGTATAATTGACTTTTTCCAGTGTTTAACCACTCTATGAGAAGTTTTTTCTCTATTCCAGAGTATATTATAAAAAGCTCTATATTATATGTTATATTGTAATAACTACAGACCATAAAAAAAACTTTATAACATAGTTCTACTTTTTGTATATTATATCTGGATGTATAAATAGAATCCTTTAATAATTCAGTGTTAGGCTTATAAACCCTGTTATAAACTGCTTGACATATTAAAATAAATTGCTTTTTAGTGAATTTAGGATATATTTTTTTTTCGTCCCTTATATCAGTATATTGTATATTATAATCTTCTATAATATTTTCTATTTGTTGTTTGATGTAAAAAAAATACCGTTCTTGATTCTGTAACAAATTATCATTTGCATTTTCTAAAATCTCCAAAAAATACACCTTCTTTTTTCAATATGGTTATATAATAATATTAATATATAGCTATATAGCCCGAAAACAGGAAATAAAAAAACAAGCCCCCTTTTAAAGTGCTTGTTTTCTCTTCCTTTTTCCATGATCATTTTTAAAATGGCAGCCCGTCCGGAAAATCCGGATTAATAGCAGCTTGATTTTTTTCTTGCTTTTTATGATCCTTCTTTTCCTGTTTTTCCGGAGTGCTAACAGAATCTTTTTTGATTAACTCCCTGATATAATCAGTTATATTTTTATAACCCTTCTTTTTTGCAATCTCTATTATTTTTTCTTTTTCCCCTTTTGGAATAACTAATGATAATCTATCATAATTATTTTTTATATATTCATTTTGCCTTTTTAGCTGTTTTTCCTTTTGTGCTTTTAGTTTTTCATACTCTTTTATTATTTTATCATCCATAAAAAAGCCCCTTTTAAAATATATGTAATATTTTTTCTGTATCTGTTTTTATAAATACCATTTTAAAATATTAAAGTCAATACTTTTTTATTAATATTTTTCATATTTCTTTTATACAATGCTTTTTGTAATACGTTTCATAATACATTTATATAATACAATTTGCACAAAAAACAGCCGTATTTATTAATATGTTTTTGTATATATTGCTATTTTTATGAAATGTATTAAAAAATGTATTGCACAATACGTTTTTCTATGTTATATTATAACCACAAGGAAACATTAAACCTTGTTACCACATCACTATATATTCATTACAGGAGGTCAAAACTTATGGTATTTAACAAATTTTTTCTATCACCCGCTGACGGTCGTAAGTCATTCTATAACAAGTGTTACGTTGTAAGAATGGGAAAGACTGCTACTCTTTACAGCTACGATACAAAAATATGTAGCTATAACACGGAAACAAAGGAACTTGTCAAGTTTTCTGCATTTAATTATAGCAGAACAACCCAAAGACACCAAAACGCATTTTTTGCCTATTATGGCATATCAGCATAATAAAAAAGGAGGTC